TCGCGAGCTAGGCTTGCCGCCTTGATGCTTTCCGCTTTGCGTAATTCGCTTTCCGCTGCAAACGCATTTCTCGCTGATATTTCAGTAGCATCGTATGCCGGAATATCAACAACTGATACATCGTACAGTTTGTCAATTTCTAAGATTTTTCGCAGAACCTTTTCTGTTCCCGTTTCTTCATCTTCCGTGATCACATACTCTGACTTTCTGACTGTAAATGCAAATGACATCTTATCGAGAATCCCTCGCTTGATGTCTCTGTACAAGCTCTTATGACCTTCATCATCTTCCCATAGTTCGGTTTCCATATTGAGCCCTTTATCATCTTTAGATAGCTTTAAGCTATCATTTCTCGTCCTTGCAAAGACTCTTCCGCAATGATTCATGTTAAATATAACATCTGACATGTCAGCATTATCAAGAGCTTTTGGGTCTATTGTTTCCCAAATTTCCTGCTCTCTATATTTGCATATTAGCGTTTCGCTGTTAAAGACAATGGGTCTTCCCTTTATTGTCATGCGCTCTTTTCCTTCAGCTTCGCCATCCCTTGTTTCAACATTTCGGATGTTGAAATCTCGGAACTGCACGTGCTTGTCTTCAATCAGACGCTTTATGTTATCAAATTCTGCCATTTAGTTTTCCTCCTCTTCACTCTCTTCATTTTCTACAGTTTGAGTTCCGACTGGAGCTGTATCCAGTCTCCTTATAGGTTCATCTCCACCTTGTAATGGTGGCAAGTTCAGCGTCCTTCTCCATTCGTTTGGAGTCATTGCTCCTCTATCTACCATGTTCCACAAATTAAGCTTTTCGGTGGTAGACATGAATTGAATTGTGTTGGCTGAGAATACAATATAGTTGTCAAATCCTTTTTCACGCTCGGTAAAAACCTTGCTTGTAAGCTCTATGGATAATTCCATCAAAAATGGTTCGATGCGCGACTCGTAGAACGCCTGCATTTCCTCCGGAGTCTGCTTCGCCATCAAGATGCTATCGTTGACTCCGTAATATCTCATGATATTTTCTCGAAATTCCTTTATGTTTGCATAGTTGCTTACCTGCGGGCTTGCCTTTAGTTCCTGATATTCGTAAGAGTTGTCGATAGTTGCAATGCCACCCTCGTTTGAAATATTAAGATAGTCTCTTACGAAATCTTCTTTGACTTGCTTTAAATCTCCAGGATCAAGCATGGATTTTGTTGTCTTTAGAATGCCTCTTAAATTTGCTGTGCTCTTTATCATATTCGAGAGGCCCTCGTTTGATGTGTTGAGCATTTCGAGTGTATTTAAGATTGGCGAGTTGCTATCTCCTGAGATGTCATTTTCGTTGTAATCCTTTCGCAGAACCGCAATGTCATCCCAGTGAAATGTATAGCTTCTGCCTGATTGAGTTTCAAATTTGATGTATAGATTATTCGTCGGACTTAATACCCCTTCAAACGAGGTATAAGGCATTGGATAAAATCCAATGACCTTATTTCTATCATCGCGAATTATAATTATAAAAGCCGTATTCTTGAGCTCTAGCATCGTTCGAATTTTAGAGAGAAAAGCTACGCCATTCATGTATAGGTTCGGACGATCTCTTAGTATTCTCTCTAAACGCTTATCAGAGGAATTTGCCTCTGCCTTTGATGTGTGATACGCTATCGGTCTTATGCACGATCTTATAAGTTCCGATTCCCATTGGTTATTTCCAAACCTTGAAAATATTGCTCTATAGCCACCTATTTCAATAAATTCTCGTAGCTGAGATATTTTCTTTTTTGCTTTTCCAAAAAAGTTACTAAAGAAGTTCATTTTATCCCTTTCTTGCGACATAGCGCATAAATTCATCTTCATGATTTTTTAGACATGTGTATGCATTCAATGCTGACACTGTTCCGTCTATTCGCCTATTGTTTTGCAGTTTAACAGGCATGATAGACTCTATATTGTCGCTATTACGCGTTTTGACGCCCGTGTTTAACAGGCAGTATAAAAACATAGGATTATTCTGATACACTATGTTTTGTGCCTCAAATTCGGCCCTGAGCTGCTTCATCGGATATGTCCACGTGTACGCCCCTTGCGCAATCTTTTCTAGCTCAAATCCGTAATTGTTAATCATTTCGTCTGCCCAATAGCCGGCCAGTGCTCTATCATATCCAATCCAAAGTGGCCTTATGTTATGCTCTTTAACCATTTTGTAAAACCATAGGCTGACTTGCGAATAATCAACCTGCGTTCCTGGAGATACTGTGAGCCAACCTTGCTCTGCCCAAAGTGCATATGGAGCTTCCGGTTCTTCTTGGCTCATGACATAATCAAGTCTCTGTTGCGGCAAGAAATATTGCTGCAATAGATACTTTTTAGGATCATCTTTTTTGCAGATAATAAGACTTGCACACGTAAGGTCTGTTGTTGCTGATAAATCACACCCACCAATCGCATATGAATTTTCAAGATATTTTATATCTGCAACCTCTTCATTTTGTGCAAGTTTCGGTGTTAGCCATGCTGACTGATTGCTTTCTTGCGCTATGTTAAAGTCCTTAGTCAAAACCGTTGCTTTATATCCAGGATCGTTCTTTGCTTTATTTACTGAGTCCTCTAAAAATTCCTTGCTCTTTATCGTTCCCAATCCAGGGTTTGCCATAATCCAATATTTCGGATTAGTCCACTGACTTTCATTTTCTAGCGCGTAGTATAAAAATAAAAAGCGATCGTCTTTTGCGTCGCCTCTTAATATTTTTTTGCCGTATTCGACCTGTGCGTCAAATATTCCTTGCCTTACGAAGTTGTTTGTCGAAATCGCCCATAACATCGGTTGCTTCCTCGCCATGCTTGACTGAGACTGCTTCATGTCATCGTATGGACGTCTGCTTGTGAGTGCTCCCAGCTCGTCAACAATAACGCATGATGCGTTGTATGAATCAAGCTTCTTGATATCTGTCGCAAGAGGTTTTATTATACCGAAGTTTCCTCTGCAGTATAAATCAAAACCTCTCGGTTTTATGTGCTTACGCAATGCAGGTGATTGCTGTACCATATTTCTTGATTCGGTGTATCCCTTTTTAGCTTGATCCAATTTTGTAGCGATGAAGTATACTTCAGGTGCTCCCTCATCATCATTAATCAATGCATCAAGTGCAATCGCTGCAGCTTCTGTAGTCTTACCGTTTTTACGACCTTCGAAGCAGTTCACCTCTCTGTATTGCCTCAAATTATCATCATCGACCATGCCATATGCCGCTTCGAACTTTGCCTTTTGAAATAACTCGAGCTGCAATGATGCTCCTTTGTCCCCTTGCGACTGTCTGCAAAACATCTCCATAAAGTCAATGTGCCTATTTGCAATGTCTAAATCAAGATGAAACCTATCAGGCTGAACTACTCGATTTGCCAAAATCTCGTATTGTCTTTTGATAAAATCATTAGCTAATATTTCCCCTGAAAATATAGCATCTGCATACTCAAGAATATAACTCATCGCCTCGCTGCCATGAAAGCAAGAAGTTCGTCTTGCTCAGCGCTTGTCTCCCCTCTGCTTTCTGCTAATGTCTTTATCACTGTGTTGTAAGATTTTATCAAATTGTTATAGACGTCTACCGCTGCTGCTTTTTTATTTCCATACTGATTTTCGCCATTTTTATATGTCTCAATGATGCCATCTCGCTTAATTATCTCCTCACATTCGATTAATTCTGCATGCAAAAAAGCTGCTCGATCTATTAACGATGTGACAATGTCGTTGTCTGCGCCTAATATTTTTCTAAGTCTTGTTCGCTCGCGTTTTCTAACGCTTTCTCGTTTTTTCTCGTCATAAATTTGTATAAATTTTCCCAAATGTACCACACCCCCCTCGTGTGCGCGTTCATGTTTACATCTGTCCCTCTCCTCCGGTCCCCCTATGGACACTCCCCTTATTTTTTGAAGGGGGGGTTATGTGTTCTGTTCTGTCAATCTTTTAAAATACTTATCGACCATTTTGTGTTCGTAATCTTTGTCTATGCGTTTACTATCATTTGCAACTCGCTTATGACACTCTGCCTTGCTAACATCTATCTGAATCACTTCCGCATCTAGCCTCTTGGCTAATGCTTCTCGTTCATATTTGTTTGGCAATGTGGCTGCAATCCACACATGCTTACAGTCCATCAATGAGTCTTTATCTGCTACCAATCCATAAAGATATTCTCTTAGATTTAATGCTAGACCTGTGAGATTGCTGTACTTGCTTTCTCGCGGTTGCCCTAGTGCATCTTTAATTTTATCTAAATCTATAAGCAGATCTCCTGGTTCTTTGTGTTTATTGATGTATGTGCTCTTGCCTGCTGCTGGTGCGCCTGACACTATGTGAACCTTTGTGAACTTCATGACACCATTGTCGTAGTAGTATCCGTTTGTGAGTATCTTATCGACTCTTTCATTCGCGTGTAGTCCATGTCTGTGCTCGGCAAAGTGACAATCTTTACAAAGACTCTTCAGGTTGTCTATGTTTAATGCGACGCTTGGGTCCTTTATATTTTCAGGTGTTAACTCAATAACATGGTGTACCTCTTCAGCAGGACGCATACACCCAGTGTTTTGACACATGCCTCCGTCTCTTATAAGTGCCGCTGTCCTTACGTCAGCCCACGCTTTTGATTTATAAAACGCTTTCGCCCATGCTTTTGCCATTTCTTCTCCATAACACAAAAGGCAGCCGTGCCCTTTGCCGACTGCCAATTGTGCATATAATTTCTTAAGAAAGGAGTGAATTATCATTTCCTCACACTGTCATAATAATATATGTTTTTTCTCCCGGTGTGTCGCATTTGCTTTAAACAAGCTTTAAGCCTTCTGCAACTTTTAGGATAAATTTCGACTTATAATGACCGTATGTTGCACGCTCTGCATCGGCAGGATAGCGGTCTCCTCTGATGATGTTATTCCATATGCCTTTTCTGTATTCTTCTGGAATCGTTTTTATAGCATCGTCAATCACTTTAATCTTGTCGATGTATATAGCTCTTCTCTGCGCCTTTATATAGACTTGATCTATTATATCTCCGCTCCGTGGCATCCCGTCAGGTGGTGCGGGTGATTCATCTAAAATATCCTGCGCGTTCTCTTTCATGCGAAAATAGTCTCTTATCTGCCAGAGTGTTGTATGATATACAGCATTAGGCAAAATATATTTATTGTTTTTCTGTCTCTGATAATCTCTTTTCATATCGCGTCCTTTCTGTGCATGTTAAAATTCCTCGAATAAATCGAGTTGATCATTTCGTATCGTCCTTTGAGATTCAGCCTTTACTTTCTTGCCTCTTGGCCAAACCTTATACTTTCTCGGTGTGTCTAATGCAATTTCGACATACTCTAAGTGCTCAACCTTTGTGAAAGGGTGTTCGTATCTTCTTACGCTATCTTGGTCGATGTAATATCCAGGCATTGGCTTAGGATCATCAAATAGCTCAGCGCCACTTACAAATTCCCTCTTCACTATCGGCTTAACCAAATTTCTTGAAGTCGAATATCTTCTCTTGTGTGCACTCTCTTCGGTTCTAAATGTCTTCTGCGTTTCTTTGATGAGGTAGCTCGCAAGCCTGCAATAGTTTCCTGTCTTGTCCAGTGCAGACATCTTTATCCATCCTTTTGACCACAAATCATTTACAGCTTTTACATTCACTGTGTTTATAACAAGGTGATGATGAATTCTATGATTTTCGTATTCTGTTACAGCGATATACTTTAGTTCTATACCTTCTTTGCGTAAATCACGTCTCAACTTCTTCAAGAAGCATTCCAAGTCTTTTTTCGCCTGAGTGTTGCTCGGTGCTGTATCGCCATAGGTTAATGTGAAATGACCGCTGCCATATCCAAAATTTGCAGCAAGCAATCTTCTAAGGTTTCTCTCAGCAATTCTGTCATTATTCTTTTGTACTTTTTCAGAACTAGGATTAATTCTTTTACCACGTCTCCCTCTATGATTTCCTGTGGGTAATTTTAGTATGTGATCTATCATGCGTCCTGCTACACATGTTTCCCTTATGATTTTCTGCTCAGCCATGATTTCCTCTTCAGCGATTCCCTTTTATTAATACTCTTATCAAGCTCGAATGCGAGACTTTCACTCGCGATGTTTTTCTACATATATATATGTAGTTTTTTATAATGACATTTTGAACTTATCACACATTGCTATAACTTGTATTGCTTCCATAGCCGCATTGACTGCGTGGTTTCTTATTCTATCGACTCTCTTCTTTTGCACGTCTATATCTTCATCTCTTCTTATGTAAATCCACCAAGAGTTCATTATCTTTTCTATATCATTCGACTCTTCCGCGAGTTCCTCGGCTTCTTCAAGCAGTACTGCGAAGCCTTCGTGGCTGCTGTGGAATAGTGAGAACTTTTCATTTGCGGATTCTAATTCTTTTCT